GATGGCTGGCTTCCTTTGCATTAACATCTAATTGTTTTTCTGCAAGCTTTTGTTGAATGCGTTGCATGATAATTTTTTTGTCTAATTTCTCTTCTTCTGAGGTATGAATTGAATCGATTACGGAAGCTACTTGTTTTAAAGCGCCGTCTTTACCGCCTAGTAAACCTGATAGCAATCCAAATGCCATTTAAATAGCTCCGATAATAATGATTACGATTATTGCAACGATAGCCGCTTTAATCCAGTCCTTCATTTTCCAGTCGGACCACTCTTTAATGTGTGCCCATAGATCTTTTAATAGGTTCATAAAACCTCCTTTGTTAAAACGGGATTATACTATTTTAAGCCTTTGAAAGCTACTTTTTTAATTTGAACCTTACTTCTTTGACCTTTTGGTCCAGATCCTAAGTTTTGTGTAACTTTTGGACCTTCCATTGACGCACTATATACGTCTGCAATAGATGTTTGGTTAACATGAGGTCCTTTGTAAGGATTCATGTCAGTAGAAACAGTCATTTTTGCATTTGGATACAAAGAACCATTGATAAATTTAGGTTTTGGGTTGTTAAGTGCCATATTATCCTCTCTTTTTTGCCTTTTTTTTGGTTTTTTTCTTTTTAATGACCCCTCTAGCCATTAAAATATCTTTTTTAGTAACTTTTCCGTCACCACTTAGGTCAGGAAACTTCTTTTTTTTCTTTACAGAGCCACCTTTAGCTTTTTTAGTAATAGAGTTCCCTATAAAAGGAAAAAGACCTATTACTTTTTCTTTAGTTGTAGGAATAACAGATACATTTTTAGAAAGTTTATTTTTTAAATCTACAAAATTTTTTGCAGACTCACTAATTTGTTTTATATTTAAATCTTGGTCTTTAAACTTACCCATTACTTACCTCGTTTAGCCATTCCGTAACCACGTTTCGCGGCTCTTCCTGCTTTTTTAGATTTCTTTGCACTTTTTTTTCTAACCATGCCACCTTTTGCAACATTAAGAGTTTTAAAACCTCCAGCAACTTGACCCATATTTGGTTTTTTACCTTTTTGTACTGGTTCATCAGGTATAGCAACTTCTTTTTGAAGTTTTGGTTTTCCTACTCCAGCAGCTCCTATCGAAGGAAAAACTTTAAATCGTTTTCTAGGTTTACCTTCTTTTACCTCATTAGGTCTTTCACCTAGTTCAGGTGTTAACATGTTAAGTAAAGAATCAGAAATAGGTTCTTGTTTTGTAGTAGATTTTCCTGCTTCTTTAGGATTACCTTTGTTCATTAACGCAATCTTTGCTTTTTTAAGGTCATCAACTGTTAATCGCTTGTTGCCTGCCATTTCTTTTGCTTTATCGAATATTTGTTTATTTGTTGCCATATCAGTGTATCGTTGGTTTAATTAAAGTTACAAAATCAACTGTATTGTGGTTCATTAAGTTATCTGCTTCCACAGGAACTAAATGTTCATACATTATCATTTGAGCTACGCCTATCATAGCACCTGCTAAAAGTATACTATCCTCAGCAGATTTGGAAGAAGTATTTTGAAAATCCATAAGCATTGAAAAGAACTCAGCGAGCCTTGTTTCTGCGTTTGTTTTTTGATCAACCATCCTTAACCTTCTTTGCTTTAGATAGATTAACATTTGCACGTAATTGTGCAATATCTTCTTGAGAATCCATTCTATCTTGAGCTATTTTACCTTGAGATGCAATTCGCTCACGTTCTACAGCTAGACGTAGATCTGTTTCTTCGTCTTTTCGTTGTAGGTCCATAGCTTTTAATTGTAACTCTTGTTCTTTAAGTCTGATTAATGGATCACCATCTTCTTGATCAAACATCTCTTGTTCTTCTGTAATCATCTGCGTGGTCATTTCGTTAATCTTCTCTGCAATAGCTGACTCTATTTGTAATTGCATCTGTTGTATTTGTTGTTGTATCATTTGCTGTTCTTCATCTGACTGAACCATTTGTATTGCTTGTTGTAATTGCTGCATTGGTTCTGCAAACTCTGCTGATACAACTTCTCTTGCTTGTAAAGCTACGTGATCAGAAATATGTGATTGTAGAATTGACATAACAATAGGATTGTTCTTTACTAAAAATGACGACATGAAAGCACGGTGTGCATTGATATGTGCTTCATGATTTTGTTGAGGGAAAGCTTTTAGTTGTTGCGACTTTAACGATTGTGCGTTCTCGGTCCCTGGATCAGTTGGTGCTGGTTGAGGAGGAGGCGGTAAAATTGCAGCGATATCTGTTACACCCAGTGACATGTACATACGTCTGTACGCTTCGTACAAGTTGTGTGCTTTAGGATTGCTTTGCGCTAATTGTAGTTGTGATTGAGCTAACGTAATTCTCTGTGATACAGAAAAAATATTAGGATCACTTACAGGCAGAATATCTATTCTACCATCAAAGTCTTGTTGTTTAATTTGTGGTTGATTACCTTCTACTTCGTACGGATACATCGGAGGTAATGACTCTGAGAATATTTTAGCTAATAAATTAAATTCTATTTTTTGTGCGTAGTGCATTCTTTTGTGAATAGCACTCATGACTTTTGTACCACGTTCCATCAACGCCATTGTCGTTCCTACAGGATTATTACCTCCCATATTCTCGCCTGTTGGCTGATCTGCTACCGTTGCAAATTTAGTAGCTGCTGCTACAGCAAAACCTAGTAATTGAAATAATGTTGCACTTGGTTCTTTGTAAGGTAAAGGAATTAATCCTTCTCGTAAATTTCCACCAGGTGCATCTACATCTCTAAATTCTCCTGGTTGTAAAGGGCTATCATCATCTTTAATTCTTAAACCTCTTGCTTTAAATCCTGCTGGTAAGTTTGCTAACGTACCTGCATCGATAAGCTGACGAAGAGCAGCCGTTGCTGTTCTTGTTAAGCCACCAAGCATGTGTATTAAACCAAATCCATAAAATCCTAATCCTGGTAAAAATTTGAAGTGAACAAAATACTGTTCTTTTTTCATGAGCGGATCATTTTCTTTGTAGTTTCTGTAAACAGATAAAACTTTTCCTGATCCTTCATCAATTGTTATGATGTAAGGTTGTTTAATTCCATCTTCACTTTCAAAACCTGGTAAGTCTAAATCAGCATGAATTTCTAATAATGTAAACTCATCTGTATTATAGCCAACTTTTTTAACACCTTGTATTTCTCTCTCTTTTCTTGATACAGAATCTTCTTCTGTATATGGCTCTATATCTATATCTTTGTAAAAACCTTGTACTTGTAATTTTCTAATTTCATTTTTACTTCTTTTAAGAACATGTGTAACTCTTTCAGCAGACTGTAAATCTGTTGCTGTGTAGGGAACAAGTAAGTCATCAGCAGGAACAAACTTAGAAACTGCTCTGCCTATGGTAGTATCAAAATAAACTTTTTTAAAAGAAGAACCTGCTAAAGGTAAATGAAATAACATCTGATCGAGTTCAGGATCATATTCTTCCATAACATGCATGAGCTGATAGTTCATAAACTCTGACACACGTTCAGCTTGTTGCTGTTTTAAAACATCTTCTTTTCCTAAAATCTGAGTTCTTACAGGTCCGCCTGCAGGAAGTAATTCTCTATATGCTTGTGCTTGAAACTGTGTAACAGCTTCTGCTAATACAGGGTGGCTAACATTACTAGCACCCATAAAAGGCTCTGATCTTTCTTTATATTGAAATCCAAGTAGCCCTAATCCTTTTTTATATGTTTCTTCCCATTCTTTTCTAGAAGCTTTATCTTCTTCAAAACCTTCCATGACATCATTAGATACGACACCTAAATCACTGTCATCCATGAATTCTGCAAGGTTAGAATCAAAAGATATTTCTTCTTGAAAGTCTTGCTCTCCGATTACAGCCGATCCATCTTCTAGCATTGTCACATCACTTAAAATATTATCTGCTACATCAATATCTACTAAGCCCATATTCTCCGCTGATGCTTCAGCAATCTTCTCTTGTTCTCTGTAGACAGAATCTTTTTCTATAGCCATTTCTTTCCTTATTTATAAATCTTGTTTAGTTGTAGCATTTCTTTAGTCAGAGGAATAGAAAAAACAGGTTCAGTCTCAAA